TGGCGGCCTGGACCCCGGTCACGTCACTGCCAAATGTCATCGACGGAGGAACGTTCTAATGGCGCAGCACTATGAAGTAGCCGAAGGCAAAACCCTGATCATTCGCGGCCCCGCCAACATCATCGTCAAGACCGGCGACGTCCCCCTGGTCGGCGACGTCGGCAGCAACGTCGAGCCGCCGGTGCTGGCGAGCATCGATCCCGAGACCGCAGCGGTAACCGACCCGGAATTCACCCTGACTGCGACCGGCAGCGATTTCGAGGATGTCAGCATCATCGCCCTCAACGGCAACGACGCGGCGACGACCTTTGTTGATGATTCCACGCTGACGACATCAGTCAACCCGGCACTTTTCGCCGCTGGCGACGTTGCCGTCACGGTGAGGACCGGCCCGTCGGTTTCGGCGGCCTCGACATTGACGCTGACGGAAGCCGGAGGCGCGGCATCTCGAAAGAAGCGGTCATGAGCAAGAAGAGCAAGACCAAGGCCAAGCTCAAAACCAAGACCAAGGCCAAAAAGGCGGCCAAGGTCGCCGCGCACGGCAAAAAGACGCTAAAGAAGACCGCGAAACCCAAACCCAAATCTTCCACGAAGGGAAAAACGTCAATGGCTGGTAAAAAGGACGACGAGGAGCGCCGCGAAAAGAGCAAGGCTGGCGAGATCGACACCGGCACCAATGAGCATCCGGCATTGCGCCCCGACGGCGCCGAATATGAGGAGGACCCGATGGCGCCGCCCCCGGATGGCCCTTTATCGCCATCGGAGGCCGCCCGGGTCGACCAAGGCGGCGAAGTTGATCTCTCGGGATCGCCAGGGTCCGCCGGCGAGCACGTGCCGGTGATCGAGCCCAGCCGCGAGCACGAGCCGGGCACCACCCATGAGAATCGGCCGCCGCGCGAGGATTCCAACCCGCAAGAGACCGCGGCCAGGACCGCGCAACACCAGTCTCAGCAGGGTGGTGATCCCAAGGCGTACCGCGCGCCCAAGGACACCAAGTGAGCGATGGCACCATCGGTGGCGACGCCGGTCCGCGACTGATCGGCGCCTCCATTGATCCCGTCGGCCCGGTCAACGTCTTCAACGAGAAGATCGCGGCCGCCGACGCCATCAACCGCGCCATCGCGACCAAGGACATCTACGACGCTGCCCATCCACCGGCGCCGCCACCGCCCCCGCTCGACATGACGCCGATCGGCGTGCCGATCGGCCCCGGCCGCCCCATTACGCCGGATCCTAAAAAGTACGTGCTCGATACCTCGGTCAGGGATAGGGTGACCAGGAAGAACCGGTTTATCCGGCCGACTTAGGCGACTGATTGCGATCTGGTTAAGGGGATGAAATGACTTCCCAGTACCGCCACCGGCGCACGTCAAGTGCGTCGACAGCCTTCCCGAATCCGCTCGAACCCGGCGAGATCGCGGTCAACACCGCGAACCGCCAGATCGCTATTGGGGATGCACAAAGCGGCGTGGTCGGCCAGCCGCTGCCGGCGATCGCGGTCAGATACTTCGACATCCGCGCGCAGTATGTCGCCAACGACTTCGTCCAGAACGGCACTGCGATCTATCGCGCCAAGGGCCTGATCACCCCCGGCCCGTTCAACATCGCCAACTGGGATATGATGGTCGGAACCATCGATCCACAGTACGTCGCCAAGGCCGGCGACACCATGAGCGGCATGCTCACGCTGCCGGCCACGGTCCCGTCCTCAGGCACCCACGCCACCAACAAGACCTATGTCGACACCCAGGTCGCGACCAAGAGCACGGTCTACTCGCAAACGACACCGCCCGCCGGCGTGCCCGACAATACGCTCTGGTTCGAGAGCGACAGCGGCATCCTCTACATCAAATACAACGATGGCGATTCAACCCAGTGGGTGGTCGCCTGCCCGCAGCCGGACACCGCGCAGTTCATCATCCGCACCGGCGACACCATGCTCGGCCAGCTCGGCCTGCCGCTGACGCCGACAGCTGCAGCGCATGCCACCAGCAAGTCCTACGTCGATGCGCAGCTGGCGAACAAATCTAGCGTGATTTCGTCCGACACCCCGCCGGTAGCACCAATCGACAACACGCTGTGGTTCGAGTCAGACACCGGCCTGACCTACCTGCGCTACAACGATGGCAACGGCCCGGCGCAGTGGATCGGCATCGCCGATTCCGGCATGGGCGCGCTGCGCTACGATTTCGCGCAGAATTTGACGACCAATCAGATGGCGCAGTCGCGCGCCAACGCGGGCGTGACGAAGAAAAACTACATCATCAACGGGGCGATGATGGTGAGTCAGGAGAACGGGGCAGTAACGGGTGGTAACGGTTGGTATCCTGCGGATATGTTTGCGTTCGGCAATGCTACGGCTGGTCCTACTCTTATAGGACAGGTGTCAAGCATGACACCGGCCGGTTCGCCTAACCGTATTCGAGCTACGGTGCAGACTGCTGATACATCAATCGCATCCGCAGAGACTGCGTATATCATAACAAAGGTAGAAGGGTTAAAGGCTGCTGATCTTTTATGCGGAACAACTGCTGCAAAGACGGTGACGTTGCAATTTGGCGTAAAAGCGCCAGCGGGTATTTACTGCGTTGCTATACGAAGCAACAACGGTGAGCGCAGCTATGTAGCTGAATTCACTATCAGCTCTGGTGAAGCCAATACTGACATAATTCGATCTATCGTTATTAAACTTGATACTACAGCAAGTGTTGGATGGAAGACGGATAACAGCGCCGCGTTTCTTATTACGTGGGCGTTAGCAGCCGGAACGGATTTTCAGACGGCAACACTCAATGCTTGGGTAAGCGCCAACGCATACAGTACATCAAATCAATTCAATTTCATGGGCACATCAGGCAACGTCTTCGAGCTGTTCGACGTCAGCCTCACCGAAGGCGCCACCGCCCCGCCGTTCGCGGTGCCGGATTATGCGAGCGAGCTGGCGTTGTGTCAGAGGTATTACCGCAAAATAGGCGGGCAAACTCTCGGTGACGTTATGACCATTCAATACATCGGCCAAGGCGGCCAGCCTATGGGGGCGAGTTGGCCGATCACTCCACCAATGCGGAGCACGCCAACTGTCGCTGAATTTGGGGCATGGTCGAAGACAAACGTATCTTCTACTAATCTGAATTTCGCATCAGCTACTTCATTCGGCGTGCAATACTCTGCGACAGCAGCGGCGACGACTTACGCTTACGGAAACCCCGGCGGATTTGTTCTGGCAGCGAGGCTCTGAGGATGGCTTACGATTTCCCGGCCTCACCGACCCCAGGCCAGACCTTCAACAACTACGTCTGGGACGGCGAGAAATGGAAGCTGCAAAGCCCGCCGGTGACCGGCGCGGTGCGCTACGACATCGCCCAGGGCCTGACCTCGACCCAGAAGGCACAGGGGCGCGCCAACATCGACGTCGCCAGGAAAAACTACATCATCAACGGGGCGATGATGGTCAGCCAAGAGAACGGGACGACGGCGGGGAATATTAACGGGTACTGGCCCGCGGATCAGTTCGTTGGAGTAATCACAGCAACGACCGCCGTTGTGACTATAGCGCAAGTTGCAAGTCGTACCCCGAGCGGATCGCCAAACAGAATTCGTGTAGCAGTTACAACCGCTGATGCTGCTGTAGCGGCTGGGGATAGTGTACGCATTCAACACGCTATCGAAGGACTGCGTGTTGCTGATTTGATGGCTGGGACATCAAGTGCAAAAACAATTACAATACAGTTCGGAGTTAAGGCCCCGGCAGGGACTTACTGCGTTGCGATCTGGAACAGCGCAGTCAATCAATCCTATGTGGCTGAATACGTCATTGCTGCTGGAGAAGCTAACACAGACGTAATTAAATCAATTACGCTGACGCTCAACACGACAGGGACATGGGCGACAGACAATACACCCGGCCTTTATGTCATGTGGACGCTGATGTCAGGTACCACCTCTCAAATGGCGGCCAACACTTGGGGAGGCGCGCAGTTTTTAGGGACTGCCAACCAGTTCAACTGCATGGGCACCAACGGCAACGTGTTCGAGCTGTTCGACGTCTCGCTCACCGAAGGCAGCGTCGCGCCGCCATTTCAAGTACCGGACTACGTGGCTGAGTTGGCATTGTGTCAGAGATACTATGAACAAGTTGGTGTTGGCGGGGCTAATATCATTGTGCAAGTTCCGGCAGCGGCAGTTATAGCCGTGCCGTATTCATACAAGGCGCAAAAACGTGTGGCTCCAACAGTAACCTATACCAACGTCACGTCATCCAATGCCACTGGCATAGTAACTTCCGCCAATACTGTAGAAGCTATTGCATTCCAAGTTACAGCTTCTGCTGCGAGTGGATATGTAGTTTTTGGTATCAAAGCGAATGCGAGGCTCTAACGATGTCCGACTATCAACTCACCGCAAGCAACTGGGTCAAGCCATACCGCTTTGGTCTTTACATCATCATGTTCAGCAAAGCGCCGTTCTACTTCAGCGGATGGTTTCCCACGACACGCTGGGGATCGTTAGCGTGGCGTCAATATGAATTAAAGGTGGTCAAGCTATGAGCGACTATCAACTCACCGCAAGCGAAGAACCCTGCGCCGTCATTCGCGAAAAAGACGGCGCGTGCATCCCGCCCGACATGGCCAACACCGATTACAACTGCGTCGATCCGTTCCGGCCTGGCTACATCCAGTGGAAAGAGGCCGGCGGCGAACCTGATCCCTACGTCGCCCCAGTCCCGCCCGAGCCGGTGCCGACCCCGGAGCAGACCATCCTGTTCGATCACGAAAATCGCGTCCGCGCGCTCGAAGGCCAGCCGCCGCTGACATCAAGCGACTTCCTGGCGAAGACGAACCCGAATTACGTCGCCCCGGCCAAGCCAGCTGCGCCGAAGAAGGAAGGCCTGACGCCGCCGCCGTCGTCAAAGAGGAAGTAATGACATGGGCGCACCGCTGAATTTTCCGCCGCTCCCGGCGCTCAACGAGCAATACCCCACGCCGGCAATTCCCGGCGTGCCGGTCTATACCTGGGACGGCGAGAAGTGGACCACCTACGGCGCTTCCATCACCAATGCTTTCCCCGCCACCGCGCTGCCGCTGATGGACGCCACCCCGGCGGTGGTGGGCATCACCTCGAAGTATGCCCGCGAAGATCATGTTCATCCAACGGACGTGACGCGCGCGGCTGACACCGCGGTGCTGAAGAAGGTGCCGCAGAGCCTGACGGTCACTGAGCAGACGGATGTTCGGAAGAACGTGTACGCCGCGCCGTTCGACGCGCTGGCGTATAGCGGGATGCAGATAAACGGGTCGATGGATGTTAGCCAAGAGCGCGGCACTTCAGGAACGTCTACTGATTTTACTTACGCCCTTGATGGCTGGAAACTCAGCAAGAACGGCACGATGGTCCCTACGGCTGTTCAACAACCTTCACCGGCTGGTGTGTTTCCGGGGTTTCCCAGTATGCTGTATGTCGTTTTCGGAACGGCGCAGGCATCGCTCGGCACTAATGATGTTATTTCCATGTTCCATCCGATTGAAGGCTATCGCGTAGCCCGATTGGCGTGGGGCACTGCCAATGCACAGTCCATTACAATCGCGTTCTGGTCGTCACACGTTAAAACAG